AATACCTTGTTAATAAGATAGTAGCTATTGTTAGTCGTTGTTGGAGATGGTAAAAAGTATTGACTACCTGCGTTCTGTAGCAATGGTAGCGTTACTGAGAAAGAGTCTATTACCTCCTCTATACCTTTCGTAATATCTGCGTAACCCGTTCCTGATTGACGGGCATTTTCTTTCATTAATTGGTAGTTGTACTGATAGAAATAATTCTCAAAGATATCTAACTGAGCTTGCTTTGCAAACAAGTTGAAATCAGATGGGGTTATGTACCCGTAATTATTTTTGTTCAATACAGACATTACCGTCTGTCGGACCGAGTTAATCATCTGCTCTTATTTTATTACAAAGATAGGCAAAAAAAAAGACCCCACATTTTTGCGGAGTCTTTGTATATTGGTAGAGTAACTTGTTAGTCTAATAGTGATTCAAGGTGTTTTAATATCTCTATACCATCATCGCTCTTCATATAAGATACAACTAAATCTATACCTTCTTCTCCAAAAGGTACATTTAATAACTTTGTTTTATTGGAAGATAAATTAAACCATACCTCTTTGTTACTTTTTCTAAATGTCAATAGCCCTTGGTCAAAGAATCTTTGAACCGTTCCTACTAACTGTAGCTCAGGGTCTGTTATAACATCTAAGAAATCAGTTGGATTGTTCTTAGCAAATACTAATATGTCTCGCTTCATCTCTGCGGTGGATGTCTTTGATGTATCCATACCAAAGAGTACACGACATACATTCTCAAGCTGCTCTAAGCTAAGTGACTTAGCTTCTGTCAATGCGTCTGCTTGAACTAATAGGTAGTCTACCTCTTCTGTGGCATCTTTAGCTTTGTTAATTTCTTCAAACTTCAATCCGTTTAAGGGATGGTAGTGCAAGAACTTCTGCAATACTTGGTTTTCTTTTCCAACGTAAAGTAACCCATCTTCAAATATTACGGGTTCAAGGATGGCATTTCCATCCTGCTCGTCTACAAATGGGGACTTTTGGTTTCGTGCATATCGAAGCTCTCGGTTAGTACCTGTATCTTCGTCAAAATGCATTAATGCGAATCTTCTACTGTTTTGTGTCGGTAGCATAAAAGATAAAGGTGCTACATCTCCTGTAAGCCTGTAAGACTTAGCTTCAAATACTTTGTTTTTATTTTTCATTTAATTCTAATTTAATTCTTAAAAAAAAGGGAGAGGCTACATATGTAGCCCCATCCCATTATTAATTTACTTCTTAGTCTTGGAATAAGAAGAAGTTGTTTGCACCTAACGTACATACAGCTCTCTCAGATAAGAAGTGTACTTCCATAGCATCTAAGCTTGAAGTTTGTGCTCCACCTGCTGAACCTGTAATCCACGTTTTGTAACGTCTGTCTTCAGTTTCAGAAGCTCTGTATCGAACGTGCAAGAATGGACGCTTTGCGTTTTTACCCATTACTTGGTCGTATACTGAAGTAGAACCGGCAGGGACTAATAGTCCGTTTACTGCTCCACTTGCTAATCCACCACGCATAGTTGGGTCGTTTAGGTATTTCCAATCAGACTTGTAGAAGTCATATCCTCTACGGAATCCTGTGAAACCTAAGTTCAATGCCATATCCTTATCGTTGTCGAATAAACCGAAAGATGCGAAGTTAGAAGCACCCGTACTTGAGTAACCGTTTAACCCTGCTAACATATCGTCAATGTCAAAAGAGAAATCTCTATCAACAAATACTACGTTCTCTTCAATCGCACCTTGCTTGTCAAGTCGTGATACTACTGTATCCCACTGAGCAAGAGTAGTTGGGGTACCTCCACCCCATACGTTTCCTCGGTTGTTAACAACGTAGAAGATACCTTCAGAACCACCGGCAGCAGTTGTTGCAGTACCACCCAATGCTAAACTTGCACCTGAACCTAATGCAGCAGGAACTGCTTCAATCATTGCAGTTTCCAAGTGGTCATCGAAACGTAAACGAGTTTCGTGCTCAGACTTTAAATACCATAGGTATCCGTTAGCTCCATTTTCAGTAGTTACCTCAACCCATCCAATTTGTGCCATATCAGAACCTGATACTGTGTAATTGTCTTTGATGATGATTGGTCTGTTCTCGAAGATGAAGTCGTCAGATTCTAATGAACCATCCATTCCCGGTGTTCCTTTTTTGAACTCAGAACCATAGATAAATACAGTAACGTCTGCATTTCCAAGACCTGTACCTGCTGTAACCAAACCTCCTGCTTCATAGAAATCTGCTGTAAATTGGTTCAAAGTCTTATTAACTGCTGTGATAATAGCTTTGTTAGAGCCTGTACCACCATTCTGAACAACCATAACAGTTTGTCCAACTCTTAATGCCAAAGCATTATCTGCTGTAAATGCAGGAACGCCTGTGTCATTCACTTGAAATACAACTTGGTCAGCCGCCAATGCTCCTGCTGAACCCACGGATGTGTATTTAGTGTGTAGTCTTCCTTGCTCTGCCCATTTGATAAGGTCTGAGTTAGAAGGCATTTCTGCTCCTACCATTCTAAGGAATGAGGAGATTGTTCTGTTTCCATAACGCTCGAATTCTTTCTCGTAGGTATCAGGAAGATACTGATTCAAGAAGTCGAAGTTAGTGATGTAATTTGTACTCAACGGTACTTGTTGAGCACTTGGTTGTAAGTCAAACCCGGGGGTTGCTAATACTGCCATAATTTTTTTTCTTTTTTTTTTAAATGTTAAACTTTTTTATTAATTATCTTTTCCTAATCTTTAAACCACGACCTGAGTCATTGTTCAAAGATTTAATTTGCACACCTGATTTCGATTGTGTTACTTCAGGAGCAGAGCGAGTTGTCATATTGACATTTTTCATTTTCCTCATCTGCTCATCTGCCGAAGCACTCTTGCCTTGTTCGTAAAAGAACTTAGCAAACTTGTCAGGATGCATCGCCATTGCTAAAGACTTGTGGTATCCCTCCGCATCACTTATGATTCCATCTTCATCCAAAAACTTTTTAATAAAGTTTGAGGGGTCTGATTGACTCTTTCTAAGTTCAGCAGCATCTCCCGGTGAAAAAGAAATAGATTTGTCTTCGCCTAATTTGAACTCAAAACCTTTGAACTCGTTGAATACGTCATCTGTCTTTTTCGAGAACACCTCTCTCTTGCGAGAGTTTTGCTCATCTATCGTCTTAGCGTCAGCTATATATTGTCTATATTCCTCCAACTCTTTCGCTTCGCTATCAGGAAGACCATCCCTTCTCGACTCGAGAGGAACTTTGTATTTTTCCTGTTGCTCTGCAAAGTAGTCTTTGGCTTTAGCAATTGTCTTCTTTTTTGCTAACTTGGTTTTCTTAATGTAGCTATCGTCATCAATGTCCTCATCATAGGAATAATCCTCCATAAGAATGTCAATGTCTTCTGCATCCAACCCTTTCTCGGTTGCACTAAGATAATCTCGTAGCAGTTGGTCAGGCTCTGCGTCATCATAATTCTTTTGCAATTGCATAAAATCATTAATGCCACGACCTGTATCCTTTTTGTATTGTAAATACTTGGATACATCTTCAGGGAGAGGGTCGCTCTCCTCTCTCGCTTGATTAAACTCATCAAGTGAATTGATTTCTCTTCCGTATTTATTACCAATAAATTTAAGAACGTCTTCCTCAGTTAGCGTAGCCTCCTGAGATTGTGTTTCTACTTCTTTAGTCGGCTCCTCTACTTGAGGAGTTTCCTCTTGAACTTGAAGGTTTACCTTTGGTGTCTCTTGGACCTCAACATCAGGTGCTACCTCTTCGTTTAATTTTTCCTCGTGCTTCTCAAGTAATTCTCTTTCTATTTCTTGAGTTGACTTCTCTTCTCCGACTTCTACCGCTTTAACTTTAAATTCCATTATGTGTTTGATTTAATTGTTTGCAAATTTAGGCAAAATATATTATAGTTTTTTTTGCTCATTATCTTGGGTTAAACTCCGCAAAGTCAAAACCATCTAAGCTATCCTCGTTTGATTCAAAATTCAATGGAGGTAGATTATTCTTTCTTTGGTTAATTAACTTACTTTGCTCTGTATTCTGTTGGCTAATCCTATCCGACTTAGCACCCTCTCTTGAAGACTCTCTATCAGCTAACGACTGTGCATTCATCTGTGCCAATTGAAGATTAAGTTGAAATTCTTTATCCATCAACTGAGACTTTAACATAGCCTCGTTCTTCATCTTCTCAATCTCGAATGCTACGTCAGCCTGTCTGTACTGCATCTTAGCCTGAGTCTCCGCTTGTATCTTCATCTGAGCTGTCTGTGCCGCTAATTCTTGAGACTGAATTTGCTGTTGAGCTTGAATAGCCTGCTTCTGCATAGCCATCTTCTCTTCTCTCTCTTGCTTAGATATTCTCTTAACCTTTAGTAACTGATTGGCGAGTTTAAGATTTCTTATCTCTCTAATGTCAATAGCGTCCTCAAGGTTTATATCTCCCTTAGACAAAGCCATCTGAACATTCTGCTCAAGCATTGCCTTCTGCTCTTCATCAGGAGACATCTCGATGAATATTCCAAAGTCATATATATATAAGTCTTTGATATCACTTAGTATAGATACATTGTACTTGCCAATCTGATTTATAAACTCATCTTTAAAATCAGAGTATTGAAGGATGTCAGCTACCCTATACGTTATAGCCTCAGATAGACTCCTACATATGTATAGGCTACCTTGCAATATATGCCTTGTGGCTACGTTAGAGTTTAACGCTGCTAACTTCTGTAATCCTACCAATGCATTAGGGTCAGGAGAACTTCCATCTCTTGCCTCATTAAGTCCCGTTACATTTCTTATTTGGTTTAGGTAGTGATTGTAGTTAGTTAAAAGCATCTGAGTCTTTGATGCACCCGAATTAGAGTTAAGCTCCTGAATAGGAACCCTTGCATTATTAAACTCTCCATCTCCTGTATAGCTCCTTCCGATTACACTACCCGTTTGGAAGTATAACCTCAAAGCATCTTCAGGATTGTATGCTGCTCCTGTACCTAAGTCTACTTCACTTAGACCATCTGCATCAATAAATACACCATCAGGTACAACTCGTGATATAACCTGCTGTAGTTTTAGGTGAGTAATCTGAATCAAGTCAGCGAATGGTATCATCCTTCTAACTAAAGACTCAATAACTCCCTTGTACATTCTTGGGGCAACGCATACATAGTTAGGTATAGCGTGTTGAGTGGCAGACTGTGGTCGTACCATATTCTCCATCATATCCCACTTCAGTATAATATTAGTACCCATAACCATAACACCCTCATACCATACATCAATAGTCTTGGAAACCTTTTCAAATTTCCCTTCCTCTTGCATATCTTCAGGTGGGTTAAA